AAAGACCAAGAAAAGTAAGAGAACTGTCCCTCGCGCAGCCGCAGCCAAACGGCCCGCTGCTCGTAGGGGAGCTAGAAGACGTAATCGTCCCCGCGGAGTGAATCGCACAGCGATGACACTTGCGGGAGAAGGATTCCTGAAGTGCGCGTTTGCACCTCCAGATTTCAACTCGGATGCCGGTCGCGGTATCCCTGATGATTTCCAAGGAAAAGTGCTAACACGTAAGGATGTATTAACTACATCCCTGTCCTACGGGGCTGGGCAAGATGTTTACATCCTTGTTGCACCAACTCCTGGAATATCCTATTGGTATGCTAGTGTCGCTAACGGTGCCTCCTTATCAGGTACTGCCTTCAGACCTAATCCGTACCCTGGATATCGCTCCTTATTTGGAGACACAGGACTTGAAAGAGCCAATAACGTTACCTCTTTTAGATATGCAAGCACCTGCGTAGGATTGTATCCTACATCCAACATGCAGCAGTTTGCCGGTTCTATATCTGTGTGGAAATTCCCAATGGAATTGATCAATCAGATTGTCGGGGTTGGTACCCCCGTCGTCGGTCAACCCTGTTGGGTCCTTAATGGTACCGACAATTTCTCCGGAATTGGTTATGAAAATTACACTGACAGCTTCATCAAAGGAATGTATTCACAATCCGTATGTAATGAACCTGACTTTGAATTTCGACCGATCATTGAGGAGATTGGAGCAATCCCATCTGGGGTAATCACAGCCACCCAAGCTGGTATGTTCTGTACCTTCGCTACCTCACAACCTGCTGCAGGGCAGTTATGTGGTATCGTTGGGATGGGTACTATGGATTGTATCCTAATTAAGGTCGCCACACCTGTTGGAGCTACAAACTCCGCTGTATTGAAGACTTGGGCATGTGTAGAATATAGACCTAACACTAATTCTGCATTGTATTCATACGCACACGACTCACCTGCACCTGACTTGATGGCTCTCGCCGCTTATCGAGAGATCGCCAAGAACGTGCCCATTGCTGTCCCGTGTTCCCAAAATGAAGGATTCTGGAAACGAGTGTTGACTATCCTCCGAGGAGGACTATCGCTCACCTCGAAGATACCAGGACCTATTGGGATGACAGCAACTGGAGTCTCTGGAATAATGGATATGATGACAGGTCTTGCTACATAATACGAAACCGAGGTTACATATTTACTCCACCGATTATTAGTGGTTGGTGTGAACTTCTAGTTATGGCACGCCTACTTGCCCGCTGAAAACGTACTTTCCGCCTTGTGTACATCTATTTGGCCAAACCACTATTGATCAGACCCC